TAACAGCGTTTATGTTATCTATAATACCGTCAAATTCTACTTTTGTGACAATATTATCCCCCGTTATAGTCGATTTGTCTAAATGTGCTACTGTCATGATTTATACATTATTAGATTGATCTTCTTTCGCTTTTTTCAAAGCATTATCAAAAAATTCATATACAGCATAAGTGATTACCATTGGCTGTGTCTTAGATACAATTGATTTTACAATTGGTATATAGATATCTTCAATCTCTATTTCCTCTCCATTGTTTTCATGAAGTTTATCAATAAATAAGTGATACCCTACAATGTCATTTCTAAGAGATTCGGGAACAATATCTGCCAATAATTGGTTAGATGTTCTTTTCCCAAATTCTCTACAAGCTATTTTCCTTCCACTAAAATCAGTTGTCTGAATAGCATCTTTCACTATTTCTACTTTAGCTACGTCATTACCATCTTCTTTGACGATAATTTCTTCTTCCGCTATAAATTGTACTTTTACTTTCATATCTATTTATTTTTAATTATTCATATAATTATGTGTCCAAACTGAATTAGTGGCGTCATATATAAATATATGCAATTGTGAATTTGTTATTTCTACAGACGATTGAGTTCCTGCAAATCCATCTTGTATTGTTCCACCAATCCACATGTTAGCTATCCCGCTTTTTCTTACAAGAATAACCTGACCATCTTCTGCATCTGTTGGTAAATTAGCAGCATAATCACTCCCTCCATTGCTTATACCTCTTAATATGCTATCCATGTTTGTAATTTGAAAGGGGTTGGCTGATTCTGTAAATCTCCTCATTCTTAATCTAAATCCACATATATTCCCTTTTGGTATGTATAATGCATGATTCCCTGTCATTACCTCACTATCATAAGCAGGAGCACCTGTGCAATATAAATACATACAAGCATTAGCGTATTCTCCCGATGTTGGAATCCTATTACTTTCTATTCGTGCAGGACAAGATAAAGCGCCTCCTGTTGTGCTAGGCATAACATCTCCACCCATCCAAATATAATTGTCACTATTATTGAATCTAATTAAAGAGGCATTTAATATCAATTGTTCGTTAGTTGTTCCCGCAGAATTTACAGTGAATATTCCTACTGCACCTGTAGAATTTGGATTAAAAGAAGGAGCTGACCTACTTCCTGAATATCTTGACGTAAAATCTACATAATCATTGCCAGTAGAATAATTTACCGTCCAATCTTCGTAACTTTTGCTAGCCACATGTGCGGCGAGTAATATCGGTGTTGATTGATTAGTTGTGACGGGTATTGCAAAAGAAACTCCATCTAATATAATAGCCTGTGTTCCATTTGTTGTTACTCCCGATCTGAAAGTTAACCTGTCAGATTCTTCATTACCTACTGTTGCTGAAAGTTGAGAAGAAGAAATGACGAACGGTCCGATATTACCCGTATTTGATATTATCTTTCCTGAAAGTTCAGCATTATTGCAAATAAGTTTTCCTGTTGAATCAAGACTGAATGCAGTTCCGTTTGATATAGATCCGTCTGCCGATACATTCAAAGCTCCTAATTTACTTCCACCTATAACGTTTAGAATTCCTTTTAAATAAACATTCTGTGCATATAACCCATATCCCGATATACTAGGAAAATCTGTGTCTACTATTCCATCTAAATCTCCAAATGTAGCTTTTAATTTTCCTGTAGTACTAGCAGAATTTAATCCATTGAGCACTTCTATCCTAGGCTTCCCGTCTTCACTTGCAACTAAGTATAAAGCTCCCTGCCTTGCAGTATTAGTGGTATTTCCCATTTGTACGAGTTCGTCTCCGACTTCGGGCAAACAATTACTAAATTCTATTGGCAAAGTATAGGTAAATGTATTATCATGATCTAAATTAATTGCATTCACTGTAATAGTATGATCTGTTACCGATTCTACTTTTGCCCAATAATATTTACTATTGGTTGTTCTAAATGTTTGGCATCTTATCAAATCATTTTCAGCGAATGACATATCACCGTCTATCTCTAAAGTATATACTCCACCTGCATAAGATACAGATTTTATTTTTCCATTTGCCGGACTAATAACCATACCTCCATTTACAGATCGTAATTTACTTATTATCAATTCAAATATGGTCATTACTTTACGCACGGTTAATGTATCTATTTCCATATTCCATACGTCCGAATCATTCCAAAGTTTAAATCCATTTCCAGCCAATCCGCTAGTAAATGTATCTGATACGATTGATCCGTTTAGTTTTATATTATCTACACTTAACAATCCCCTAATACCAACATCTTTCAGAAATATCATATTCCCTGCTGCGGTATCATCCTTTAATTTACTTAAATAATAATTACCTCCATAAGTAGCTATTAATTACTGAACAGAATCTTTACTTAATCCTGAACCCGAAGATATACTAGTAATACTATTTTGTATCTTTTGTATTGTGGTAGATTCTACATCATCATCAAGCGTTATATCATAAGAAGGTAATAATTTAGATCCCTCTGTGATTGTAACGGTTTTAATAAATACATTCTCGTCAAGTGATAAATCAGTATCGGTAAAGTCAAACAAATCTCCTGCCTTGATAATATTAGATACAGACGGATGATCATTCATCCAAATCTCATCTATTTTAATTGTATAGGTATATTTTGTTTCATCGTTCTTTGCTAAATATGCTCGTCCATAAGAAAGTAACTTTTGTGAAGCCGCCTTTACATAGACATCAGGCAACTTTGTGTTTACCAATACGAACATATCGTCTGCGTTTATTTTATAAGAACTATACGGATATGCTTTGTTTATATTTGTATCTTGTATTCTAGTACAGGTAAATACATATCTAGTATAACCTAAAGTAGTGTCTTTTTCTATTTTATTTATATCGAATGTTCTACCCGTACAATTACCACTAATCATTGATATTTGCATCTTATCAGAAGAAGCATAGTAATAATTATCTCCTGACTTTAATGTAAGATCAAACCCTAAATCTTTTATATATATTTTGAATGTACTTTGCCATGTACTATAACTACTATCGGAAGTGGTCGGTATCGTTCCATCATCTGTAGGATTATCGCATGAATATATCTCGTCTAATCTACCATTATCATTTTCTTTTATAGATAGACTTATTCCAGCAGCCTCAACTTGTGCAACTGTCATATAAGATATGGTAGGATATATTTCAGGATGTTGAGCGTCCGAGCCATCAAAGAATACTTCTGCTTGTCTTACTCCTAATTTAGAGATGTTTTCAGAATCAATATATACCTCACTAGGATTATTTGTTACTAGCGGGAAGTCGGGAAGCATTAAATGATTTACAGCTAGATTATCAGATATATTACTATCGTAACTAACATATTCACTTGATAATAAATCCAAATAAAGACCTGTGGTAACATAAATAGTTGATCCGACTGAAACACTTGCTGTAAAGTTTGCATAATTTGGATCAGCTTTATTTATTTGTGCATAAACTCCCGTATCTCCATCAATCCCGTTTGTCATTATAGCACTTACCTCGTAATTACCGCTCTTTAGTTTTACGCTATAATAATTCTGTATAAGTGTTTCACCTGTTGAAAATATCTTATTCCTATAGTATTTAGCACCAAATGGGAAATTTAATGTCATTAAAAAACCATACGTTACACCTAAATAAGTACGTTCATATGTAGGACTTATTTGAGAGGCAGAAGTTATTCCTTTCCCCGTTAATTGGGCATAATATTTAGTAGCAATATTCTTTGTAGACCCATAACAAAATAGCCTAGTTACAATTAATGAATCTTGTTTTGTCGTTTGCTGTAAGTCATATATTCCATTACCCTTGCCATAACCGAACGTAGCTCCCACAGATGTACCCGAAGGCGCAACGGTAATAACTCTACCACGAATGATATAAGTTACTCTAAACGTGTTATATAACTCTGCAAGAGCTTCCATACAAGACTTATTACTAAGACTTAATGTAGCATCAATAGGGTCATTCCCACTTTCCGTACAAAGAACTTCATTTGCATCTTTAAGATTTTCGGTAATAACATTTATAGTCCAAGCCTGATCACCCGTATAGCTTTCATTCATATTTGCTAATATTCTGTCTGCCAAAGTTTGTGCAGAAGAACAATAGAAATTTGCATCAGGAAGCCCTGTCCATGTTAATCCATTATCATTTGAAACGATATCTAAAAATAATCTACGTGAAAGTTCATCGGAAGCAGGATTCATTTTCATACTTGTGTACTTGAATGAATCCCCGCGTGAAGAATTTCTAGCAGTCTTTTCTACAGCGGGTACATAATTCAAATAAAAGCGTTCAGTCCTATAATCGCAATAATCCCCTATTTCAAATGCTACAGGTGACGGTGATTCTAGTTCAGCGTCAAGATAACATTCTCCCATAAAAGTATCGTGATAGGTAAATTTCTTTACTTCCGCTCTTTGAACCCCTGTACTACTATAGATTATCATTGTGCAAATATATATAAATTAATTTAAATTAGCAAATATTTATGTTGTTAAATTACCTAAATCTATAGGTAATGTATAAGGGAATTGTGAAAAGGATATTTCAGTTACAGGATCGTTCACGGTCATTACTAATTTAAAAGAAGCAATATTAGTATCTTCATTATAATATATATCTTGACTTAACGATTTATAGTTTACTTTTGTTCGTCCGATACCCGTATAGCTATCATAGAACTTTAATAATCCATTTTCAGATATATATTTGATAAATAATTTTACAGCCGGAGTTGCACTATCTCTACTGCCTACATAAATAAACTCACAATCTATATCATAAGCTTTATATACAGGAGTAGCAGGAATATAAACATCATTACCACTTTCGTCTGGCCAATCTTTTATAAATGGATCTTTTATATCAGCCATAGGTTTATAGGGGAATGACTTAATATACATGTCATAATCCACCAACGAATCTACAACAGGTGCGTTAGTAGTTAGTTTTTGGAAATATATAGGTCTATATGCACTCATGGATTAATATGTTTTTATTGTTTTTATCGTAGTTTATCTTACCTCCGTGTCTTTGAACATACACGTTAGATTCTCCTGAACAAGTAACGTTTAATACGGAATTGTCATACATAGATACAAGTATTTTTGCGTTATCTTTCACATCTATATTTACTCTTGAATTATGTCTAAGATATATTCTTCCGATATTAAACTTATCGTAATTTAAAGAGCCAATAGATAAACCGTTTATCGTCATTACTCTTAAATTATCTCTATTTACTATATCGTCTACAAACATCCCATGATTTTGCATAACACCATCAAAGTTATCTTTTAGATATTTTGATGATGGGTAATCATGTTCAATGCAAAAGTCTATTCCTCTCATGTACTTCTCGCACAAGGTATCTTTTGTTTCATCGTCCGACCATTCACTAGTCCATTGTTGGCATAACCCTAGTGATATGGCTTTATCTTTTAATTCATTATTTACTTCCATAACTTATATATATTTTTATTAATTCATGTTTAGACCTGTTCCGCTTCCCTTAATTCCTACTTTACTTATAAAGAATGTAGTCAATTCGTCTATCCTAGAGGTATTATCTACTATCTGTTTAGTATTAGTATTTATGGCTTTCAATTCAGTCAATGCTAAACTAAACGTTGTTTGATTCAATGTTAAAGCAGATATTACATCATCTATTTTGAGCAATTGTTTTGCCACATCCTCACGAATAGAATTGATATAAGATGCCAATATATTACCTGTAGTTTCTGTCAATGACTGTTCGCTAGCTGTTATTCCACTACTTGAAGTACTTCCCGACATATCTATTCCGGCAGAGTAAGCGGTATCGCTTATAGATTGATACAACTGATCAGCCGTTGCAATAGAAGTCTTTAATGAAGTAAGTTGAGATACAAGTCCCAAGGCATCCGAAGTAGACAAATTACCATCATTCAGTACACCGTTATCTCCAAATATATAAGTCCTTAACTTTTCCATTGCGGGCTCTATAACAGCTACCTTTATCATGTTTTGAACTACACTTTTCATAATTGATGCAACTGTATCGTCAAACGCATTTGCGGCATCTTCACCTTTAGAGAAAGCGTTCACCAAAGAATCAGATATTTGAGAAGCCCAATCCTTTATATCAATTCCATACACAGACTTAGCGGTATCTTCTGATAAATATTTAATTTTATCTTCTAATGATGTTATTTCTTCTTCATAATCGGATATAGCACTTTTATCAGACTTCTTTTTCTTTCTTTCATCCGCCAACTGCAATTGTATCTCTGATAATTGGGATTGATAATTAGTAAGAGTTTCACTATATTGATCTTCTGTTATTGACCCTAATTGCCTATCAATCTCCCTAGTTAAGTCTGTATATCTATTTTGTAACTCTTTTACTTTCTGTTTAGACTTTTCTATAGCTGCATTCAATTTGTTATCATGTGCCTGTGCTAAAGTAGTTACAGCTCCTGTAATACCTGTAATTACCTGAACAGGATTACCCGAAGCAATGCCCGAAGCAATGTTTCCTACTCCACCAGCCAATCCTGATATTTCAGTCATTGCAGCGGCAGTCTTATCATCTCCTAATGCTGAAAACATTGTACTTGCACTAGAAGAAGTAGTTGACAAATCATTTGACAATGATCCAACAGATTCACCTATTTTCTTTATACCATCCGAAGTATCACCTTTTTTAATATCTTTTAGTCCATTTGAGAACTTAGTAAATGGATCTATTTTTTCTACATCTTTCTCTACTTCACCTGTTTGCTTTAATATCCTATTAAATGCTGCCAAACTTGTCTGAACTGTTTTTATTTTCCCATCTGAACCTACTGTAGTGAGTTCATATCCTGTTATTTGCCCACTCTTTTTATCTACAATTGGATTAGCATCTTTTTTCATTTGTTCGATACTATCTTTAGCTTGTTGAAGCAACTTCTTCAAACTGCTAAGACTAAGATCAGATATATTTCCAAATAACTTCTGATAAAAAGGAGTAAGTTCTAAAGCTGAATCTTCCAAGTCCTGCATTTCTTTAGTTAATTGTTTCTGCAAAGCATCTTCAAAAGAGGTAGTATAGAGACCACTGTTCTGTGCTTCTGATCTTAATTCGTTTGCCTTCCCTGTTATTATTTTCTTTTTAGTATCTAAATCACCATATTGAGCAACTAAATTAGCTATGTCTAATGCTGCGGTTGATTTTGCTTCAACCATAGTACTATGTAGCTCATCTGTCATAGACTTGATAGAATCAGATATACCATTCTTTTTCATATCAGAAGGCTTCATATTCAATAAAGTATCTACGTTAACTGTCGATGGTTGACCAGACGCTTTTAACGCTTTATTTATTTCATCTCTATAGTAACTAATAATATCCTGTGCAGATTGACCCCCAAATGCTGTTTGAAGTGAACTTTCTTTATCACCCGTGATATTTAATAGTTGTTTATATAAATTCCATTCAGGTTTATATTTCTGTAATTCTGATTGTATATCATTAATCTTACTTTCAGCAGAATTGATAATCTCATTTGCCTGTGTATCATGGAGTGCTTTCACAAAGTCCTGTATAGCATTCTTGATATAATTCTTGTTATATTTCTTTCCGGCATTCTGTAATCTACCATACATTTCATTGATAGACTTTTGTAAGAATGTTTCATATCCCTTGTCAGATCCTTCAATATTTAAATCGGACGTTTTTACTCCACCTGTAAATACATTTTGAGTTTTCATCTTACCGATAGCTTCCGAAGAAGAAAATACTTTAGTATATTTCTCGTATGCTTCACGGGCTGCATCAATCTTTTTCTTTTGTAAGTCTAATCCTTTAATATATGGATCATCAATATTCGTCTTAGCTTTCTTCGTCTTTAATTGCGTAGCATCTACAACAATACCTAATTGGTTATGAGCCTGTGTAAGTTTATCTGTAGCCTTTTTAGCTTCATCGTTATTTTTTACAACTTCCGCAGCCGTACTTCTTTGCCAAAATGGTAAATTATTTGTCTGATTTAATTGATTTTGAACGGGTTGAGTAGTATTAATTCCTAATTTTACTAGAATAGGCTTATAGTTTGCAACTTCTGTCTTTAAATCTTTATATTTTGCTTGTATGCTTTTTGTAACTTCATCCATGTTATCATCCATAGTTATAGTGATAACATTCTTTCCTAAGAAATCTTGTAAATCTTTTCTCCAACCCGTAAGTTGTTTAATTGGATCACCATCTGACCATTTTATCCCTAATAAGAAGAATATCTTTTTCTTAGATTCATCGTTTATATCAGACATGCTCTTTATGATACTAGATATTTGAGCCTTTCCGTCCGCTGTATTTATATTTATATTATGCTCTTTTGCAACCGTTTTGATTGTTTCTGCCAATCCTCTTGTATCGTAATTAAGTCCTCTAGTCTTTTGGTTCACTTCCTCAATTGCTTTCGAATAGTCTACCATAGCTCCTGCCGTATTTGAATTTGACCAAAACGAAGCACTAGAAAAACCCGATGCGGTTAATGAGTGTAGTGCTTGCAACTTGTCATACATAGATTGTGACCCATTTATTACCTTATACATAGAATCAATAACATCGTCGGGTATCTTATCTATTCCACCCGTAGAAAGTCCATTTTCTTTATACTGTTTAATAGAATTAGACATTCTTGAATACGCAGCGGTTAATTCCGCTAAGCCCTTTTCTCTTTCGGTTATAGTTTTATTATAACTATCTTGCGACTCCTTATAACTATTCCCGTTAGAAGTATCATTTATAGCAAATGTGATAGACTTCTTAACTTCTTGACTTTGTTTATATTGCTGCTCTGCCAAGGTTAATCCTTCTACGCTTGCTCTATGTATATCTATTTGTGCTGATAGTTCAGGCTCTGTTTGCGCAAGTTTAGTAATAATAGAATTCCTTTCCTGTTCTACTTGTGCATTTTTAGAGCTTTCTTTTGATAGTTCTGATAGCCTTTCTATTAATTTACTATTTGCTTCTGTTTCATTATCAATCTGATTTACAGTATCAAATGTTTGTTGTAATTGTTGGTCTTGATCTGCTTTATAAGCACTGTAAATTCCATATACGATTGATAGTCCTGCTGCTGCAAGTCCTAGTTTAGATCCTAGTGTAGACGCCAATGAGCCAACATTCCCAACATTACCAACCCCACCAGCTACAGTTTCTCCAACTTCCGCACCCTTAGTCGCGGCAATAGTTTTCTCTACAGCGGCTTGTTGCATCTTAGTAGCTAGATTATCTTTCTCTAATATATTAGTTATTGCTACAGTTGCCTTATATGCTCCATAGGCTAATACGATTGATCTGATAATCTTTAATGTAGCTTCCCAATGTTGAGCCATTGCAGCAATTGCATCTACTCCACCAGATAATAACCCTTCACCTGATTGACCCAATGCAGCCGTCATGATATCTATCTTATCTTTCAGGTTAGATACTTTACCTGCCAATGTGTCAGCTTGTTTCTCTTGCATCTGATAGAACATACCGCCATTACTAGTCATACTAGTCATAGCTTCCTGTACGTCTCCAAATGATACCTTTTTCTTTGATACCATAGTGAATACATCTCCCGCATTAACTACCGTACCCGTTAATTTAGTGAAGTGTTTAGCAAGATCATCTACTAATGGAACACCCGCCTGTGTGAACTGTCTTAATTGTCTACCTGTTAATAATGTTTGTGTATTTACCTCTCCATAAGCCAATACAAGCCTAGACATATCTGTACCTGTACCTGCTGCAACGTCACCTAACATCTTAAGCGTGCTCATTAAGTCTTGTGCGGGTATAGAATATGCTGCTAATTGTTTAGCTTGACCTACTAAGTCTTTAAAGTTGAAAGGAGATACGACAGAGAAACTTTTAATTTGATTGAATAAAGCATCCGCAGCAGGAGCATTTTGCAACATTGATTCCAATGCTACTTTCTGTTTCTGAAATTCTCCCGTTATTGAATATAGTTGTTTTACAATATCTGCACTTTGATAAAGAGCAAAATATCCGATTAATCTTCTTTGTAAATATCCTATTATTCCTGATTGGGCATTTAACCCTTCATTTGCTTTATTAATAGAAGGATTCATGCTTTGGTAAAGGGAATCTAAATTTGATTTTTGTTGTTTTATCCCATTCAACATTTCGCCACCCGCAGAAGAATTTCTTTGTGCGTCCGATAGTAATCTATATCTTTCAGTAAGTCTTTTCAGAGATAATTCCAATGCTTCTATAGATGAATTTAATCCAGAAGAAGAAACACTAGGAGTAAATATATTTCTAAAGGAAGATTGAAGTTCCTGTGCATCTCTTTTAGCAGCGGATGTATCAATATTTATTTTAAAGGCTTGTGATTGCGTACCTCCTTGAAGAGTAGTTTGTAATTCTTGCGCTTTCTTCTTAGCATCTTCAATAGCTTGATTGAATTTACTATTATCACCGCCTATCTCGAAATTTAATAATCCTAAATCCATATTATTGTTTCTCCTTTTTCTTATTTTCCCTTGCTATTGCTCTCTCTAATGCTTCTTCATTCAATTTTATAGCCTTATCATCCACAGCAGGTTTCTTACTATCTTTTACATTATAGTCTGTACGTGGGACATCAATAGTTAGTATCTGATAATAAGCTATTGAGTTTTTAAACCTATATTGAAACTCTCTAATAGATACCAATCCAAAAAATAACACTAATGGTTTAATTATCCATTCGTGCTCTTTTCCGATTTGTCCTCTTTCACCGATAAAAGTTCTTGTTGGGTAGCTTTTTGTTCCTCCGGCGTCATCGACATCATCGTTACGTCCATCGACCATACCAACATGGTACTTTTTGAATATGCCCGCAGCGGAATCTTTTTTTTTATCAATTCGAGAATAGGTTCAAGCTGATTATAGGTATATCCTTTGATGTAATATAACCATCTCCAATATGCCCAATGGAAAAAATATATCTTCATTCCGTTCAATACGCTATATGATACAGCTTTTGCAACCGACCTAACCTTGAACTTCATTGCTTTCTTATCAAATGTTGCCATTTTCTGTTGGAAATCTATTCCTAATCCTGACAACTTCTCTTGTGTATAACCTTTAATATATCCTATACGCAGCACTTTATTTGTGCCCGCAATATTTATCTCTTCTTTCTTGAATAAGTCAAGTAATTCTTTTCTATCTTGTATTTTTGGTTGTTCCATAACTTAATTATATTTAATATATATTATAAAGGGATGGGAGTTATCCCATCCCTTTAAGTGATTAATCTGATAAAAATATATATTAAGTTGTGGCAATGCCATTCTTTAATACAGTGAAATCACCATTTTCAAAATGAAGATTTGTAGCTGTGAAACCGAAAGAAGAAACTGTTGTATTCACAGTCTTATCATCCATAATAGCATAAAAATCGTTATGCATAAAGACGATAGCAGTTTTCCTAGAAGCGGATTCAACGAACATAGTAACGGGTATGATTTTTTTGTTCAAACTATATACCCCAGCTACTTGATAAGAGAATCCTTTTATCTTCAAATTAGCTGCACTCACGACAGGATTAGCCGTTATTTTATTGTAAATATAATCATACAAAGGTGACGACTGTGAAGGGATAGTACCCTTGATAGTTGTTTCTCCGTTCTGATATGTATTTGTCAATATTTCACCTCCGTTCTGATCAAGTTTTATACTTGTCTTAGTTGGTTCTGCCTCTGCAATAGCCAAAGTCCCATCTGTTGTAAATATTTCGTCAGCATCTGTAAAAGACGTATCTGTCAAAACATCTATTTGTGGGATAAGCAATATCCTCGCATTACCTGTAGCGAGATCTGCTTTCATTGCTGCACTGATTAATGTTGCTGCCATAATTATTTTTTATAAATTAATGTTTTTATTTTTATCTCTGTGACATTGTACCCCTTATCATCATTTCCCAAAGGAATAATAGTAGGTAATACGTCAAAATAATAGTTATCAGACTTAATGGGAAACTTACTTGATATTGCATCAATTATAATTCCTAATTTCGTCCCGTTTATTGTTCCATTTGACAAATTATATACAAATATCTGTACTGAACTTTCAGTATAATAATAAGCATACTTATCAATAACAGAACTATCCACACTTGTAACAATAAATGGGGGATTACCCGTAGGTCTTGTGCTAGGAACTGAAATATATATATTATCGGTAACTCCCGACAACTTATCTTTCAATTCATTTGCTATATCGCTAGGGTTAATCATATCATTTTATTGGTTTAAAACTGTTTACAAATGCTGCTATTGACGATATTCTTGCGTCTGTTAAAACGTTCAAATGAAGTTTTGTTTCCAAATAAGAAGAATATTCCGTACCTGTAGTAAATACTATTGCGTATTTCCCGTGAGGTGAATAACTATTCAAGAAACTCAATGAAGTAGATTTTCCACTACCACCATCCGTTTGAATAACGCCTGTAAATTTTCTAGGCGTACCGTCATAATCTATTCCACCAAAATATTCATCTTTTGTCAACTTACCTCTTATAGGATCATTCCCATTAAAATAACCTACTTTTACCATTTGTTTGTCAAGGTATACTCCATAAGCAAAGGATGTTATCGTATTGCCCGTTAGATTCTTAAATGCTCTCTGAATAGGTATGATATTCTTAACCATTTCAGCACCGAAAGCATCCATTTGATTAATGATATGTTCATCTATCTTCGGACTAGCCTTCTGCATTAAGCTTTCTATTTGAGTACGTATATCAACCATTTTTATGAAAGTATATATTACATCCAAAATTAGTTACTCTAAATGAGGATATTTCACCTGATAATGTTTCACCCGTTATGCTGTTATCAAACGATATACTATCTTTTAATGCTATCATTGCGCTACTGAATACGATCGGCAAACTTATCGGATATGATACTCCGATAGTATTATTCTTTATGTTTACTATACCGTCAATAGGTAATGCAAGTTTTATATCTGTTTCTAACATGCCGGAATTTATATCCGATTGGCTCATCGTTCTTAGACCGCATTGAGTTTCTAATATAGTTTCGTATACTTCATTCCCATCCGAATCAGTTACGGGTGTCCCGCTTGAATCTACTTGCGCTTTTTTTATAGTACAAACATGTGGAAATCTAGGATTACTTACCATATATGGATAATATTAACAGTTGAGCGATATTTACCATCATTGTATCTCTTATAAATTCCTTCTGCAATTGTTTCAAATCTTTTCTTATCTGCTGCATTTATCGTACTTGCACCTTCTTGATGCGTCCAGCCTCCATCGCTATCTTGAATGCTTCCATATTGAGAAGGCAAAGTAGCACCGAACATAAGTACGTCTGCATACAATAAGTCTTTAGATTGTGCAGTCATTTCAGTAATATCGGAATCAGAAGAAATACCTCTATCTAGTAATATCGAATTTAAATTATTATCAGGGATATCAAATCCAACTTTACCCTTAAGATAACTTTCAATGCTACAATAGAAAGTAACAGTTATATCCGTGTCTGTTGGCACTGTAATAGGATTATCCGTATAGTTTGTTCCACCATAAGTGAAATACTTAAACTTGTAATCCGTATTAGGAATAGCCGTGTAAGTGGTGTTTGTTCCACTTACCGTGCTAGTTACTGTTCCTTTACCTACTATATTCATTGCTGATTATTTAGGTTGTTTCTTGACTTGTTTTGATATCTAAATACAACCACAAGTCGACATTGTTAGGTACTGCAATTCCTTTGCTCTCTGCGCAGAAATACATTTCCTTACTCATTGTTCTTGTCTCTTGTTGTACACCAATTCTTCCACCATCAGACAAATACATAGGATTTATCGAAGTAGAGAAGATAGTAGTAGGAGCTTGCCATTGATAATTTCCGCAAATACCTGCCGGACGAAGCAATACCTTACCGTTAGCGAAACCTTGAATGGTTTTCTTCTCCATTTTCTTTGTTGCAGGATTAATAGCACTTACAGCACCATACCACTTTTCAACTTCAATAGTAGGAAGATTGATAGATTTCAAGTATTCATTTGTGATTGATTCATCAACATGAACATTCCCTATTTGAGAAGGGTTAACAACATAGCCCGAACGCCATAATTGTACTTCTGCCTTTGTAGTCGGATGATTATAGAAAATATTTGCATCATGCTTGCTCATACGAATTACCGCTGTTGAAGCATCTTGATGTTTATAATTTTCATATACCCAAACCATATCTCTTAAGTCACCGATAGGATATGCATTTACATTAGTCCAATCGTGAGCCTTTCCTTGTGCTGTATATTCGCTATCACCTATTCCGAATCCACCTGCCTTTTGAACATTCCCACTAAAATTAGAAATATTCTTTGTAAAGTCAAATTCAAGCCCGATAATACCTCCATTATTGTTTGTAGAATCAGTAAGTAATTTACCTGTTGATTCAACTTGCAATGCTGTATATGAACGCAAAGAATGAACACCTGCAATAAGATCAGTAGTATCTTTCAAGAAAGAACTATAAATCTTCATGTATTCAGGAATACCACTTTGACGCATAAGCCTTTGACCGTCCAAGAAAGATTTCTCATTGTATCTATAAGATATACGAGCCTGTGGCATACTTTGAGTTGCTACTTTAAATCCTTCATTTGAAATCAAATGACCTTCTGCCGATGAACTCGTGTATGTTGCCATAACGGGGACGGTATTTACTCCGTAGAATTGATATACTACGCCATCATCATTACTCTCGTCCGATGCAGGGAACAAATCTTGCCATTTTGTGGAAGGAAATGTGTCTTCTGTAAACTCATCACGAAAGAATGATTGTGCATTTTGATATCCCGCTTTACTTAACGCACCATTAAGTAGGTCGTAAAACGCGGAATTATATGTTAATCCATCTAAAATTGCTGCCATAATTTTTAATTTATTTCAGGTAAATATTCATAATTAATCATAGGATTCTCTGCGTTTATAGCAGCAAAAACTACTGCTGGTAGATCAGGCATAGCATTTCTATAAATAGAACACGAATCTTTCTTTATAATAGACACCGTGTTTTGATCACCGATAATTAGATCATCTCCCAATAGTGTATTAGGTTGACAATACATTGCAACTGCGCTACCTTGTGATACAGCCTCAACTAGATAACTAGAAGTAGTTACGGCATCAATATTAGCGGTTACTACAGTAATCACATAACTATTTGCAACGGATATAGAATCTACTGCTGTAAGAGTTACTGATTTTCCTGTTCCTGCTAAAGTAGAGGGGGCTACCATAATATTCATTCCTGCATGTAATTCGGGAGTAGTCATATTTTTTGCTACAGTGATAATGGTATTAGAACCACTTACCGTTACTGCTGTCACATCAAAACATTTTAGAATTTTGGCTGTGTGTGCTTGTGCATCATATTGTACAGGAGATCCTGCATGAAGCAATTCTCCTTTATTAAATGTGCTAGTTAGCAAACCACCTACAATCCTAAAACTCGGAGTATGAACCCATACAGGAGTTCCGCCCGAAAATTCAGAGTTCCCATTAAAGTAGGAATCTTTGTATTGATAATTTTCTAAACTCATAATTTAAAGTTTTTTATTCTGTTTTTATTTTTCTCTTTAATTGATTCGGCTTCTTTTGTCGGCTTACCTGAACCATTACCATTACCTCCACCAGAAGGACTATATTTATTGCCGAATAACTTTTTGTACTTTGTGTCGTAGATTTTTTTACCTTCGCTTACCAAATCTTCAATATTTGAATCCTTGTCTATTTTAGTCTTTAATTCAACTATTTCAAGAATCTCATCATTGTCACACCCTTTTTCTTTCAGCTCTTTTAAAAAAGATTTTTTCTTTTCAGAAACACTTTTCTCATTTTGAGCGGCTACTTCTTTTTCTTCCATAGCCTGTATCTTTGCAGATAACTCCTCGATATGTTTCTTAGTTTCATCTTCTTCGCCTTTTCCCTTATCTGGAACAGATGGTTTACCTTTGACTTTTTCAAGTTCTTTATTCAACTCTGCTATTTTCCCTTCATAAGAAGTCTTATTCTTAGAAGTTTCAGTAGCAATAATATGATTCACTTGACCATCTAATGTTTTAAGATATGAGGCTTGCGCATCAATAAACTTGCCATAAGCTGATTCATCTTCGGGTGCTATTGCAGCAGCAGCACCTACGATATTGTCCCAAGATTTTTCTGTAAAATTGGTTTCTCCAATCTTCCCCTTCAAATCGTTAGAAAGTTTTTCTTTCTCAATTGCCATAATTAATATAATTTATTAGTTTGTGCTTTATTCACCTTGCAAATATACATATTTTAATTGAATTAACAAAATATTTTATAATTATTTTTGCTAAATGTTATATTTTTTTTATCTTTGTGGAGTGAAAATAAATGAAGACAGCAAATTTGATAAAGTTTTTCAGTCTTATGGGATGAATTTTTATTCCACTGAATATGTTAATGTAATTCGAAACGATAAAGAATTATTAGATGCTACTATATGCCCATACGAAGGCAACCAAGAGAAATTTCTTACTAGTACCGCAGACCTTGTTTTCTACTCTGGAACCAGAGGCGCAGGAAAAACAGGGGCTTTATTAATGTCAATCTATCCATACATTGAAAAAGAATATTTCTCGGGGGTTATATTCCGTAATGAGAAGAAAGATGCAAGTGGAGTAGGCGGTATAGCGGATGAATCAAAATTCTTCTTTAAACAAGACGGTACTTACAAATCTTCTCAAACAAATATGTGTTGGGACTTTAATAAAGGTGGAAATTTATCTTTTGAATATTACTCACAAGCGTATAAAGATTTTGATAAACGTTTTAGAGGTAAGGAATTTCCTTTTATAGGAGTAGATGAGGTAAACCAAATACCTTTCAAGCATTTCACTTTCCTATTTTCAGATAATCGTAACTCTTATGGGTATCCAAATAAGATAAGATGTACGTGTAACCCAGATGGTGATTCGTGGGTATTTATATTTCTTAAGGGAGAATATAGAGATAAAGATGGGAAAGTTCAGAATAAGTTTATCACCAATGATGGAATGCCTATTCTTGAAAATAACGGTAAAATGCTTTATTTCTATAAGTTTGGAGATAGACCCGATGAGTGTTATTGGGGAGGTACTAAAGAGGAAGTATACTTGCAAGGTAAAGAGAAAATGGATCGTATATACAATAATGATCCACAACTTAAGAAATATATGAAATCTCCTGCTGAACTTGCATTGTCATGTTCACTTGTAACAGGGTTTACTTCTGATAATAGAATCATAATGAAAGGTGGGGATTATACTCGCCGATTAAGTATGATGGGAGAGGAAGAAAAGGAAAGAGATTTAATAGGTCGATGGATTAAACATACTGATACAGAATCTTTGGTCAATGCAAACGATATGGATGCGTTCTTTGATAATCCCGAAAAACAAATAACAGATTTTAGATGTGTAACTGCAGATATGTCGGGTAACGGGCGGAATGATCCTGCTACCTTATTCTATTGGGAAGGTTTTCATTTAGCAGATGTTGAATTTCTACAGGTCGGAGCTGAAACTCTTAAGTTGGCTTGTGATAAGTTCCTAGAGAAACATAATGTAGCACGTGAGAACTTTTGTTTTGATGCAACCTCTTTAGGTTCAACTTATTCAGAGTATTTCTCGGATGCAATAAACTATGTTGCCAAGATGGCTGCATTTGATAAAAAGAGCGTGTTATTTAATGGTAGACGTACAGAGGTATCAAACTACGAAAATGTAAGAGCACAGATATTTGACTGTTTATCACAGAGAATTAAGGCAAGAGGATATTCTATAGAGCACGAACTATTGTATCAGACATTTGGAGGTAAGATGTTAGTTGACCACTTTAGAGAAGAATATCCGGCAATAGCTAGAATACAGAATAATGAGTATAAGTTCCAAGCAATAAAGAAAATAGATATGAAATCAAGAGTAGGTCACTCTCCCGATTTTATTGACTGTTGGACTTTAAGAGAATATATAGAGTTGTACAGGGATAACAAACAAAAGAAAATAACAAGAAAAAACGCATGGATGCTTTAATAAGATTAATATATGATAAGACAAATAGGATTAGTAGATGATGAAACATTAATAAATAGGCTTACGGCATTCGAAAGATTTATTCTTCCGTTATGCCTTACAAGTAAAGACCCGAAGGCTAGGGAAATGATATATACGTCTATACGTTTATATAACGGTCAGTCACTACCTAATACAGATGGGTCAATGAGAGTGCAGATAACTAGGTATTTCCATCAAAGAGAAGTTCAAACATTCTTAATGGTATATAAGAGTGAGCATGAATTACCCGATATTAAGGTAGGTTATAAGAAGAAAGAGAATATTAAAGATAATAATGAGGAAGCCATAGACGTAGCGAACCTAACACGCGAGGGTCACTTACAATATCTATTAGGTAAAAGGGATGAGGCTGAAAAAATAAGAGATGAAAAACTTACACTTGACTATAATAAACAGATAGCTTCTATTCAAGGTTGGACTAGAGAGCAAAAAGAAGAAACACAGACGAAAAACATTTATGTTCCGATTACATGCTTTGATTGTCCTTTATATAAAGAGAAAAATGAAATATTAAAACAAGTAGATAATGATAATACTAGAACAAGTAGCAAATAAAACAGAGAGATTCTATCAGTCAATACCTTTATTGGTAAGTGATAAGGTAGAGGCAAGAAGGGAAATACCTCAAAGTATGTTCTTACAACAATTAGACCCAAAGGGACATTTAATACTTAATACAACGTACTATCCGAATATACGTAAGGAAGTTCCCGAAAAAGGTCATGAACGTGAAGAAAATCCCCCAATGTCAATTGTTGAAAAAGAGGTTGAACGTGTTGCAATAGGAATGCAAGACATTATATTAAGTAAACATTTAACACATTTATGTGGTAATAAGTTACATTTTGATATATTAAATCTTAGCCCTACAGATTCACAAGACAATGCTTTTGTAGACTATAAACAGAAATGGGATTTATACAATTTTGATACAGCCAAGTATGAATTTATCAAATCTGTATTAGGAACAGGGGATGGAGCAATCTGTTTATTTAGAAATGAAGACAGCGAAACTGATTATAAGGTATTTTCTATATTAAAAAGAGATGTGATGCATCCCGTGTATGATTTTACAGGTAAACTAAGAGTTTTTGGAAGATCTTTTTCAACGAATGAAAATATAGCGAATCAAACAGTAGACTTCTTAGAGGTTTGGGATGATACAAATTATTATCTATTTTCTACAGATGATAATCTACAAGATAAATCATTAAGTTATCCTGAATGGGACGATATGAAAGAGTTTAGCCAATCCTTCTCAAAAAATAACGATACGGGAGAATATTATCCTGTTAAAATGCAGAAACACGGATTTAAAGAGATACCTATCGTTTATTTAAAAAGAGAAACAGGCGCATGTTGGAGTAGAGTTCAACCATTAATAGAGGCATTAGAGAAAGCTCTATCACAATTGTTTGAGAATAATAAATCTTATGCTTTTAGAATAATGTACGTCACAGGTGGATTCAATATTCAAGGTACTTTAAAGAATAACTCTATGGAGCCGTCATGCATCATGCTAGACGATGCAAGTGCTAAGGCTGGGACTATTGAAGGTGCTGATGCTTCCGCTTCATTTAAAGAGCAATTAACACAGACTATGGACTTCATTAAGATGTCAGGTTTTATAGTTATGCCTCCTACAAGTGTAAGTGGTGATACTTCGGGTACGGCAATCAAGATTCTTTATTCTCCGGCAATAGAAAAGGCAATAAACGATATACATTTCTTTAATCGTTCAATAAAGTTATTAACAAAACTATTTAAAGAAAGTATTGGGCTAGAAGAGGATTCTTCACCATCTGATTTAAATCAAATCAAAATAAGATCAACAATTATACCTTATATTCCTCAAAATGATCAGGAAGTTGTTAATAATCTTAATATAGGGTATGCTTCGGGTAATGGATATTTATCTGCACAAACATGTCAAGAAAAAGATCCGAATTGTACACCGCAAGAAGCAATAAGAGTTAAGAATGAACAGGAAGAAAAAGCACAAACTGAAAGAAATGCTATCGTATATGAAAGTACTCAACAGAATGCAGATAATGGAGGTGCAAGTCCTACGAATGATACTCAAAATGCAAGCAATAAACAAAAACAATTATTAGCAAATGCGCAAGCAAAGTGATAAATATAGAGAACAACTTATAGACCTTATGGCTCATTCGGAATCAGATATAAATTCCGATATGAGAGATAAGGTTCGTAAGATTGTCTTGCTATGTAGCGGATTAAATGATAATAACTTTACATTTAATAATCATAAGGCTATTGAAAAGAAAGTAGATAAGATCATTGATGAATTATCGGGAGATATCTATGATTCTGTTTCAAGTCGTGCAAAGAAAGCTATAAATTTAGCTTATCAAAAAGAACATGAAGTATTCAAGAATGCTTTATTTATCTCTTTCATGTCTTTACTAATTGATGGTAAGACTATTGCAGATAGGATAAACTCTTATTTATCAGGGTTGAAACTTGAAATAGAATCTTATATTGCGGTTGGATTAAATAATAGTGATTCTATGACGTCAATATTTAATAATTGGTATTATAATAGAAAAAAACCATATAATTCTTCGATCATTAAAAGTAATATTGGTAAATTTGAAGCCGAAGGATTAAATAAAGGAATTAGGTTTGGAAGTGGATATAACAGTTCTTCTTTTATGGGTCTTAAAGAACTTGAAATGAATAATACTTTTCAATCATACAATTATATTTTGAATGAGATTTGGAAAGAAAAAGGAATAAATGGGTGGTACACGGTAAGAGGATCTAATTATCCTTGTCCAATTTGCCAAGCACAAGTAGGTAAATTTCATCCAATGTCAGATAAGTTCTTAGGGTATCATAATAGATGTTGCTGTATAATGCTACCGTATACTAAAGATAATAAAAGTGATTAATTATGGAACAAGAAGAAATTATATTAAGGTTAAACGAGGCTATAAAGGAAATAAGTAAGCCAAAGAATGATGGTTTTAAAATAGGTATTGGAATCACTACCCATAATCGTTATGACATATTCAAAGAAACATACGATAAGATGAATGAATTCTTACCCGAAAATTGTAAACTCGTAGTGGTAGATGATTGTTCTGATACACCCGTAAAAGAAGCAACGTATAGATTTAATACCAATGTGGGCATTGCAAGAGGAAAAAATAAATGTATTGAATTACTGTATGATGCAGGGTGTGAACATTTCTTTATTTTTGACGACGATTGTTATCCCGCATGTAAAGATTGGTATAAAACCTATATTGAATGTGGAGAAAATCATTTGAATTATATATTTGAAGAGTTCTCCGGCACACCACAATTTATGCTTAAAGATACCTGTAAACTATATGAAGACGGTAAGATTGTAGCTTATTCCCATACGCGCGGGTGTATGTGCTATTATCGTAGAATATGTTTTGACAAAGCAGGTGGAATGTCACCAATATTTGGTAAATGGGGATATGAACACCCCGACCTATCTAATAGAATATATAACTTAGGATTAACTAAGTTCAAATATATGGATGTTCCAAATAGTAGTAATTACATATATTCTCGCGATGAGCATACAAGGAATGCAGGTTCTACAGTTATAGGGGATGAAAGGACTAAGCAAATACAAAGGAACTCTGTAATATATGATAGTAGAAAACATTCTACTGAATATGTAGACTTTAGAGAAAGAGAAAATATTATTATAACTTGCTATTTCACAAAACTGAAAGACTTCCAAAGAAACGAGAATATATTCAAATCTGATACTTCATTATTACAACCGTTAATTGATTCAATGAAAGGGCAGAAACTTGTTATTTTAAACGATTGTTTTGAAAACCATACAGATGGTAGCATAGAGTTCGTTCGTGTAAATACGGGTATGGCTAGGGTATACTATCAAAGATGGGTAAGTATATTAGAGTATCTTATTTTGAATAAGAATAAAATAGGTAATGTGTTTTGTATTGATGGAACGGATGTGGTATTATTGAATAATCCATTTGATAAGATGAAAGAGAATGTATTGTATACAGGTGATGAGCCTAATAAACTTTCATGCGAATGGATGATGAAAAATCATTTAAACCCTATCCTTCAAAAATTCATGAATGAGAATAAAGATGAAGTATTATTAAATGCCGGAATCATAGGAAGTAGTTTAGATAATATTACTCGATTTGTTTCTACATTACTATCTACTTATTCTGAAATGGTGAGTGAAAAGTATTTTAACCAACGAGAAGATAGCGGAGATAGCGATATGGGACTATTCAATTATATTGCGCGTACTTACTTTGGAAATATTATTCAACATGGAACAAAGGTAAATACTGTTTTTAAGGATGATAAGGCAAATGATGTGAGTTGGTTTAAGCACAAATAAGTTATGAATGTAAGTTTTATTTCAGCATATAATACGGATAAGAACATAGGCGGTGAATACAACCGTCTTATTGAGAATATAAATGATGAATACATATTTATCAAGGACGGTGATGTGTTATTTCTTACTCCTGATTATGGAGATAAGATAATGGATATCATAAATAGTAATCCTGAATATGACATTATAGGTTGCCGGACTAATAGATTGGCAGGAAAACATCAGCGAGTTGGTGAACTAAATTCAATACCTGATATTGATTACCATATTGAAATAGCAAATAAAATATGGGCTACATGTGGGAACTTAGTACTACCTACTAAAATAAACGTTGCTGCAATGTGCATGATCATTAAACGTAAAGTATGGGAACGAATAAAGTTCCCTGAAAATAATATATGCTTTGATAGGATATTCTGTGAAAAAGCATTATCTTTAGGGTATAAGTTAGGAATAGCGCAAGGGTTGTACGTCTTTCATCTTTATAGATGGGGACATGATCATCCCGAATCGTATACAGGACATTTAATAAAGAATAATTATGGAATCAAGGGAATTTAATGCGGATTACGCAAGAGAGATATCGGTATCAAAGATATATGATACTTATAGCAGGGAAATTGAGAGAATAAAGAAAGGCATTGAAAAGAATGCAAAGAACGGTTTATTCTACTATAATATCAGGTACACCTATACTAATAGTATGGGAATAGAAGATAATGTACACGATAATGAGATAAAAGAAATAGAGAATAAGATAAATAATATATCTCTTTACTTTAGATCAAAGTCTTTTGAAGTTAAATCTATTGAGTTGGATAGAGATTCTTTTGGTGATTTTGTAGATGGTATGAAGATTATTTGGTAATTACTTTTTGATAGTACACATTCTTTTTATCTGAACGGAATAAAGCAATACACTTAACTATTCCGCATTGTTCCGTATCTTTAAAACAACATATCTTACAGCTATCGGGTATCTTATCTATAGATATTATTTTAGGTGATTCAACTACTATTATTGTATCACCATTATATGGAAATGTTTCACCTATTTTCTTTTCTGTGTATGTCATAACCAATTGTTTTAATTTAAAAAGTAGGGATGTTCGTATAACAAATTACAACCATTCTCTATAATTATAGCAATCTACTTTTCCATCTAAAGGTTGAGCCGATAGCAGGATTCAAACCCGCGACATAAACATTACAAATGTTCCGTTCTATCAACTGAACTATATCGGCAATTCAAAAGTGGGGTAGCTATGAACTAAACTTTAATTTAAACATAACCTTACACCCACTTCCTAACTAGTCACTATTACAATGTTATTAATAATACTAGCTATGGATTTTCATAAGTCTAAGAAATACCATCTAAAGCAGTAGGTTTTCTGTTCCCAAGCGAACCTCTTACTCGGTTTGTTAGACGTTGAAAGCGATGGGCGCGAACAGTAGGAATCGAACCTACGACCACTTGATTAACAGTCAAGGGCTCTACCAACTGAGCTATATTCACTTTTACACCGACTAATATTTCTCGCGGTGTCAGAGTTTTTCTACACTTATGTTCCCTAGTAGTAGATACTAGAATGAGAAAATCTCATTGTTTTGTTGACTTTTACGTCAACTAGATGTTAAAAACAGAACGGAACTGATCTACATAACGCGTAATACTCATGCTAGTACAACTTGTATTTTACAAACTGTTAATACCGAACCTGATCATACTAGTGACCTCTGTTTTTTTATTTTTCATTATCGTTAGAGAAACCTTCCGTTTCTCCGTTTACTTTTCTTTCATCAATTTCTTTCATCATTATAATTTTTCAAACGTTTTACCTGATTCAGTCATAATATATGAAGATTGAGATGTAAATAATGGATATATTGCACCGTTTGTACAATCTAAAACAAATCCATGAACATCTTTCTCATCAGATATTCCACCACTCTTTACGGGAGTTCCATATTCATTTTCGAAACATTCTTTAAACGTATCAAGATATGGTTTATTTACAGGTACACCCTCTAAATTTACAATTCTATCAACTGTTTCATATCTATCACTAATAGATACATTCTCTACAACTCCGTCTTTTAATACTCTTCTTAATGTATACATAACTTTATAAATTTATTTATATATGGCAATATTGCCTTTAATTCCGCAAATATAATAAATAATTTCAATATTCAAACAAATAATATACTATTTAACATTATTTAGGTCGTAACTGTTGAAAATAATTACGCTAAAGTTCCCGAAGGCTTAACTACCTTTTGTTCGGGTTGATCAACTTCCATGTGCGGATGCAAATCTTCATACCTCTTACGTTCTTCCTCGATAGTCTTTTGATTATCTTCTTCCGTATCTTTAATTGTTTTAGACAGTTCAAGAATATCATCTCTATATGCCTCCGCGATCTTTATTTGACCATTAGGTGTTAAACACCTAGAACTCATAAATTGGATAAGTGTAAATTGTCTATCCAACCAATCATGTTTTTTACTTTTCAAATCAGAGAAGTCATTCAAACAGTCTTGTATATTTCTATACATTACTGTATCATATCTCCATCTAACACTAAAGGAATGATTTACATCGGTTAATCTGTAATAGTCAACCTTATTATTCTGTTCCTTGTGTAACATAAGATTCCCAAATCTGAAAGTCTTATCTACTTTTGTCTTTGTAATTATTTTATCGCTCATATATCTTTATTGATTAATACCTACAAATATACTCTACAAAATCAACAATTCAAACTATTAACACAATAAATTATGTTAAAACTTAAATATTCATTGAATTATTCTTGTTTATCAGATTTAATTCGTATATTTGGAGCTTTAAAAATAAGAAGACATCAAAGCCAGATGGAAAATATTAAAAAAATTAAAAAGCAATAATATTCAATCTTGCTGATATTATTGCTTATTTTTTTTATAAAAATTTGACGTACAATAATTTTAAAACATATAGCGCACCCGTTGTTCTGAATATTCCCAAAAAGCTTATTCAAGAACACAAGAGAGATAAGGACTACTTAGAACTTATCGCTTTATCTATATGTATTAAAACGAAGTACGGCTCATCAGTGATAAAAAATGCGTCAATACGCAAAATTATGCAATTGCTACATTGCGGACAAAGTAAAGCAAAAACGCTTTTAAACGCATGTAAAAACAACAGTGAACTATTTGTATACAACGAAGATAATAATTCACTCACAGCTATTAGAATGCATAATTACGTAGAGCTAACGACTGACAAACATAATAGAAAGATATATCAAGAGTACAATATAAAATTTGAGATAAAAGATTACTCCCTAAGAGAGTTGATTAAAAAGTTTCGTGGATGTTTATTTCTATCTGCGATTAATGCTAAAGAAAGAATTGATAAGTTTGAAAGCGATGGCAACAGAACTATCTTGTGCAATTCTCATTCAGTATTGACCGGAAAGAAATTCTCTAATATTTGTGGAACTAGTAGAACTTCTTTTTTAAGATTGGCAAAAGATCTACAAAGTAAAAAGATAATAACTAAACATGATTCATCTATTCGCCTTGCATCACAGTCAATCAATAAAGAAGGCATAAAAGAATTTAAGTCGCACAATCCAAACAGTTTTTTAGTTTATGATTTGAAAAGAAATTTGGCTTATTCTGTAAGTCCGACTTCTTATTCAATTAATAATTTGTCAACAAATAGAAAATTTACTAATATCATTTTCAACTATTCAAAAAGACAAACTTCTTTTTCATACAAAAAATTGAGTAAGATTGATGAATATTTAAGCCGTATGGATCATTAATTTAGGGTGTATCTATTATGGACACTTATAACATTTAAAAGCGATGGATATAATAACTAGTATATATAATTAACTATATAGAGTATGAAGAAAGTAATTAATAGAGGCACTACAAGAGAAAAGAAGTTATATGGTAAGGATATAGAGAGAATAAATAATTACTATAAGAAAAACTTCAATAAATCTGATAAAACACTAAAAATTGATTTAAATATTCTCGGGTATACAGAACTAGAAAATAAAGAGAATGAATAAACAAGAGAGAAAACTAAAGGGAAAGCATAAATACTTCCGTAGGATTAAGAGAATGAATATGGAAGGATATTATTTTAGTGAAAGAAATGAATTTGGTCAAAGATTAATATCTAGAAGTTGGGTAAATTTGATCAATGAAGATAGATTGAAAGTTTACAAAAGTGGAATATCTAAACCATACCGTGATTTTACCTATGACAAATATAGATATCAAAGGCATATTCACAAGAAAGAAGATAGGAATGAGATTTTAGATGGAATTGATACTGGGGATATTTTTACGGATGATGAAATAAAATTTATAACAGATTAAAAAATAAACATTATGGATAATAAGATAATCAAAGTTGGCTTATTGGAAGTTCAATTAGTAAAAGATAATACGCCGGATATTGATGGTTGTATAGCATGTATATTCTATAGATCAAAAAAATGTCCTTGTAATTGTTCGGGAGATCATCATTATAAGTTGACAGAAGAATTTATTAATATTCAGACAAAAAATTTAAAGTGATTAATAAATCATAAATATATTCACGAAAGTAACAGTTATTCAATAAATAGTTTACATTTGTAATGTAGACCGTAATACCACTACGAATAAAGAAATAGTAAGGCTCTAACAAGTAAAATGATTGGTGGTATCTTTCATTTGAACGTTGGAGCTTTTAAATTAAAATAGAATGAAGAAAGGGATAATAGAATGACACAAAAAGAAATAGACTTAGTATATTCATTAACTATAATGATACTGGAAGATCCATGTTTTAAAGAGAATAAAAGAACTAGAGATGAAGTGCAAGCTTGGGTAACTAAGCAATTAGGTAATAACGGTATTTGTACTCGTCCGATTGGACAATCATGGGGAGTAATATGTTCAAAAGAAAATATGGAAGAATTTTTAAAACCATTTAAATTTGAAAGATGAAG